TCAACGCTCCACGACTCGCCGCCTGGGGCGATCTGGAAACTGAACGAACTGCCACGCACGATGCCCGCGTCGATGTTGCTTGCGAGGTCTCGGCCGTAGGTTGTGTCTGGCACCTTGAACTCGTACCGCAGGCCGATCTCGTCCACGTTCATCCGCAGCGTGCCGGGGTAGCGGGCGAGCGGATAGTTGGCGTCGTGATTGAAAAGAGCGCGAGTCTCTAGCGGTCGCTTGCGGCCACGCCGCTCGGCAACGATGCCGAATGCCTCGGGGGCAATTCGCTCCGTGAACTCACCCAGGTCGAGCGAGTTGACGCCGAACTTGGCAGCGTAGCCGACGATCCACCGGCTCTCGCCTGCGTCGCCCTCCTCGCAGCGAGACTCCACATGAAGCAGAGGCAGGGAATCAGAACCCTCTTCGTACAGGCTGCGTCTTTCGATCATGCTGCGGTTCTCCTCGTCTGCGGCGTTTAGTTGTTCAACCAGTTTGCGTGCCCATGCGTAGCCGGGGTCTGATCCCCACAACGCCCACGCTATGCGGCCATTGCTCGGGAAGCCTTCTTCGCCGGGCGACCATCCCTTGCCCTGCTTGTCTACTTCGTGGCGGTCGAAATACGCTTTCATCCTTCGTGCGGTATCGGGCGAGATTTTCACGCCGTTCGACAGATCGCGTGCCCGTGCGATGCCGACTACTGTGCCACCGCGACCGTACTCGCTGCGCCAGCCAAGCCCCTTCTGGGCCTCGCTTCGCACGCCAGCCGGGGGCGTGAAGTCGATGTGGTCATAGCGCGCGGCCATGCTGCAAAGGTAGGGGCAACTGCCCGGCCCCTTGCAGTTCATCGCGTCAGTACACGACGCCAACCTCAGAAGAAATGTCCGCCCTCGCAGATACCTTGCCGCCAACAGCGTTAGCAAGGACTTCGGCGGCAAACATCAGCGGATCGCCAAACGCTGGCGAGTAGTCGGCCATTCCGATTCGCACCGTGGACGACAGCATTTCCGTAGCGCGCGGCCCCACGTCTCGCGAAGTCACGGCCATGCCGTCTTCGGATATTTGATACGAAACGAGTCCTGTCGAAACGCTAACTTGGCGTGCCATACGGCCTCTGTTCTTTCCGAGCCTTCCGCGTCTTTGAAAGTATACGCCCGCTGGCTACGCCGAAAACTAGGTCAAACCACTCTGGATCAGATGCGGCAAATGTCCTTGCATCCTTGTACATCAACTCCATGCCCATCGTGAGCACCTCAGTCATGGTGCCATCATACCGTTTTCCAGCGTAGTGGGCCAATCTCTCGGCGTCCTCGTCGCTATATCCAGCGGCCTTAAATGCCTTCGAGAAGTCGTCAGGAGACCCCACCTCGTCATCTGCATATCCGACATCTGGAAACTTTTTTGAGAATTGCACGGGCGACTCGCCGCCTGTCCTAGACGCGAGGAAGTCGTTTGTTAGTTCTCGCACCTCGGGAGTTGAGTATTCCATATGATGCGCCATCTCATGGACGTGCGTTGACGCATTGTCATTAGCAGACAGCGTCGTGTAGGAAGACCTGTTTCCTAGCGATGTTGCATACCCAACAAGTTGCTCCGCGTCGTGGTCGATCTCCCTTACGGTTGCGCTAGCACGAACCGACTCCTCAAACACGACCGGAGTCGTCATGGCCTGCACATGGATCTCCGAATTAACGGCGTTCATCGCGAACTCCTGCGCTTCCTTCATCTCTTGTCGCACGACTGTTCTTGATGCGATGACTCGGGATCGTTCGGCAACATCGCCGAACTGGGCGGCACCGACGTGTGATTCTAGGCCGTAGATATGCTGCACCTGCTCACGCCTTCTCTCCTCAACGCCGTCCTCTTTATTGACACTGTCGCATTCCTTGCGAAGCGCCTTCTGGACCGCAGACCGCATTTCTTGTCGCACTTTTTCGCGTTGCTTGTGCGACTTCTCCAGAGCCTTGTGCGTTGACTCAAACGCTTTTGAGGATTCTTCCAGCATCCCTACGCTTCGCTCTAGCGCCTGCTGCAATGTTGCATTTGTTGGATCTGCGGAAAGTCGCTGGATAATTCCGGCGTGCTCTTCTTGCAGCTTGGCCGCTCGATCGCTGGCGTCATAGTGAGCGTCCTTGGCTTCGTAGAACTTCTTAGTTGTCTCAGCAAACTTGGCATCTGCTTTTTCTTGAGCCTTGTCTAAGTTCTTTCGCGCCTTATCCAGCGCCTTCTTGTGCTCGTCTCTTGCAGCCTTCACTAGCGGCCCGTTGCCAGACTTCGCTGGCTCAACCCTACCTCCTCCCGAACTGCCACCGTCACCCACAGGCGACCCAGCCCCACCGCCGCCCTCGCTCTTGCCGCATGAGTTATCGATCCCGCCGCCAGGACCGGTAGGGCAAAAGCCTCGCCGCTCAATCACCGCCTGTACGGCCCGCAGAATCCGCACGCACCGCAGCACGGCGTCTGCGTCTCTGTGTCGCGCTGGGCGAAAGACGGCAATCACTTTTCAACCCCTAGCGTCGGATTGCGAATCTGTCTTCTTGAGCGCGGCCAGGACAGCTTTGGTTAAGTCATCCCCCTCGGGATCTCCCGGCTCAACGACATCGCCGTTGATGATGCCAAGTCCGACGGCAATCGCGAATATTGCTTCTTGCTCTGACATTCCGAACTGGTCTGTCAGCGATTGAATTCTTGGGTGCGTCATTTCTTCAGCCCGCGTGATTGCAAAATTTTATCAATGGCACTCGATATTGGAGCAAAGTCATCGGCTTCCCAGTGCCGAGTCCAAGGGACAGTGACAGATGGCCGCTCTGGCCTTATCGCTGTGTCAATTTCAGCCTGCAACTCCTTCTTCATTGCCGCGTTGCCAGATTTCTCAGCAATGTACTGCGCGTAAGCCCTGGCCCATAGTTCACGCGGTGATTGGAGATAAGCCCCATAGCGGTTCTTCTCTCCCCACCCGCGAAGAGATTTGACGACATCTTCGTTAATTCCGTAGGGAGCAGACGCAACGTCCAACTTCCGCACCGCCTCCAGTTGCTTAAACGCCTTGCTTTCTTGACACACTTTCAAGAAGTCTTGGAGGTCTTTGTCTTTCCCGCCCATGCCAGCGGTGCCCGGCGTGCTTCCATTTCCGAAAACGTGATAGTCGATGTGATGTCCAAATTCGTGCGCGGTTGTCATCAACGGATGCGTCCCCTTATCGCTTACCTTAATGACGCCCTGAGACGGACTGTACGAGCCTACCGTTGACTCGCCAGCGCTCTTTTTTAGAGAAACCTCTTTCGTTCCTTCTGGGAGCGAATGAACCTCGTCAATGGCTTGCGCGGTCTCAATTCTAGCTTTCTCTAAAAACCCCCTGCCGCTTCCTGAGCCTTTCAGGAGCGACTTGGCTGAAGAGCCAGCCGCAGACCCTTGAGCGCCGCCGCCGCTGCTGCCGCCGCATTTATTGCCGGGCTTAAACCCTCCGGCACCTGTACCGCAGTCTCGCTGAGTGGGCTTAATCGTTTGCGGCGAGTCATCGACCCACACGTCTACGTTGATGCCTGCCGCCTGGGCCGCGTCAGCCTTGAGCGTGTCGCCGCCCACGAGCAGCACTTGCGAGAACGCGGGGGCGTAATCGCCCAGCGTCTCCGTGACCGTGTCTCGATCCTCTTCGGGACGCCGCGAGATCATCACGACCGTGTTCCCCTCGGCCACTGACTTGCGGGCGAACTCGCCCCACAACTGCGGATCTGCCGCAAAGGTGCGGTCGAAGTCGATGCTGATTGTTAAGGCGCGAGACTCAAGCAATCGTGACCGCTCCGCTGTTGCTGTGTCCGCTGGCGGCGCAGGAGCCTGCACAGGTTCCGGCTCTGGTGACTGCACGCCTTTAAGGATGGTCTCGACTCGCGCAGACGACAGCACGGGGAACGCTGCCGCGATGATTGCTCTAGCGGCATCCACAGTAAGGGTTCCGTCCGTGATCTGCTTCACGACAGTCAGAAGCGACGACACATCTGCCGTGGTCAGGCTGGCCTCGCTCACGGCCACCGGCTCGGCTGGCTGGCCTTGCTCTGCTGCTGCCACGCCGCCCTCGACCGCCTGCCCATCGATCCCGCTGCCCGGCTGCTGCTGTGCCAGCACGTCGTCAACAGACGGCATCGCGCCCAGCGTGCCCATGTTGAGCGGGCGATACCGCTCGTCGCCGCCTTCCACCGGGTCGAGGTTCTCGCTGGCTCTGATGTCGTTCGTGCTGACCACGCCGATGTCCCACATCGCACGGTAGTAGGCCGACCGGCTCGCGGCATCGCCACGCAGCAAGCCACGCACGTCGAACTCGGCGAGGTACTTCTCGTCGTCAACGATCAGGTCTCGCAGGAACGCAGACTCAAAGCGACGAAGCCACGGCATGATCGTGTGCGTGACGAATTGAATCTCGCTCTGTGGCGATCCCTGCTCAAGGCCGAGCAGATAGCCGGGGATGCGGAACAGCCTTGCGATCTCGCGAAGCTGGTGCTCTCGTAGCTCTAGATACTGCGAGTCGGAGTTGCTGGCATACGGCACTTCGTAGGGCTTTAGTCCGCCTGTGAGTACCGCCGTTTCGTGAGCATTGTGCGGGCCTCGATGCTTGCGGTTCCAATTCTCTGCCAACTCGCGACGAGCATCGGCGTTCAACTGATTCTCGGTTGACAGGATGAACCCTGGCCGGGCACCGGCACCAAAGAACCTTGCACCGTGAACCTCGCACGCCCGAGCCAACGCAATCGCCTCGCGGCACTCTTCGACAATCGAGATGCCGTGAACGCCGTCGTCGCTCGGCCCTCGCATGTGCAGGATCTGCTCGTCAGAGTAGACCGTCTGGCGGCCACCTGACTCGCGATACGAATACCGCAGCCTGCCGTTCTCCAGCGTCTCGACCTTCATCCTGCTCGGATGCAGCGGCACGATCTGGTCGATGGCACCCGACGCCCCTGGCACTAGCTCCGAGAACGCATCGCCCCACAGGGCGACGTGCATCACCGCCTGCTCGCGCCACTCAAAGCTCGTCTGCCAGTTGTTCGGCTGGCTGTGCAGTCGGCGGTAGAGCGGTAGTTCTCGGGCCAGCCTCTTGCCACCGCTCGCTGTTCGCTCAAGCAGATGCAGTGGCAGACCGGCCACCGTCTCAGCAAGGATTCGCAGGCAGGAGAACACAGCCGCGACCGACGTCGCGTTCTCAGGTGTGATCCGCACGCCAGCAGGCGACCGACCGCCATCGTCGTCCCACGAACGCTCTTCACCGGGTAGCCACAGGATGCGATTTTCAGCGATCATATGAAAAAGATTTCGGGGGTTGAGGCGGGCGATTGTTCGTTTCGCATCCAGAGGCCGATGCCTTGGCAGAGGGCGACGATGCCGTCGATTCGCTCCGTGCTCTGGGCCTTGCTCGGAAAAATGTTGCCGTGTCGATCCTCGTGGATGGCTACGTTGCCAGCGTTCCAAGCGAGCACGGGGTGCCCCGCGTGACGCAGCCGACCGTTCAGCATCAGGTTCTCTAGTGTCTTCGCCGGTGCCGACATGCCGGGACCGCCTTGCGACCATCCTGCCACGGTTAGCCCATCCCCTTGCAGCATGTTCGCGAGCATCTGGGCGTTGAACTTCATGTCTACGGCCAGCCCTCTGACGTTGTATTCCTGGCAGATTTGCGTGATGTCGCGGTGCAGGGTGGTGTAGTCAGTCACGTTTCCATCGGTCACGCGGATGTGCCCATCACGAATAAAGCCGAGGTAGTCAACCTTGTCCCGCTGCGCCCGCTCGATGGCGTTCGCCTCGGGAATCCAAAAAAACGGCAGCACGTCGATTGAGTTGTCGGACGGGTCGGGGCACACAAGCACCAAGGCGCTCAGGTCATACGTGCTGGCAAGGTCAAGCCCGGCGTAGACAGGGCGATCACCAAACGGCCGCAGCGGATTGGCACACGCACCCCACGCAGCTGGCGAGATCCACCGCGTGTCCTGCGTCGTCCAGACGTTGAGTCGGTATCGCAAAAAGGAGTTGAGCTTGGTCGGCGACTGCTCTGCCTCTCGGGCGTCAGCCTTAAACGACTCCAGCGTTATCGTCTCGCCGAGGCTCGGGTTTGCCGCCTTCCATATCTCTTCGTTCTTCCACGTACCATCGACGCCGCATTCCTGCGGTGCCGCATAGATGCATCCGTAGAAGGCCGGGTCAAACTTAGGGTCGGCGATGCACTTCTCGGCGTATTGGTGCTGCTCCCAGCAGATCGAACGCCGGTCATATCCAGCAGTCGTGATCGAGAGGATCAGCGGCTGTCGTCTGGCAGCACCGCCGTAGCGGAGTGCGTCCCAGAGTCGCCGGTCTCTCTGGGCGTGGAGTTCGTCAAAGAGCAGGGCGTGGATGTTCAAGCCCTCGGCTCGGAATGCGTCAGCCGACAGCACCCGATAGAAAGAGTTGCTGGCCTTGTGGATGATGGTCTTTCGCGAGTCGATCACCTCCAGGTGCTTCGACAACGCTGGCGATGCTCGCACCATCGCAGCGGCTTCGCGGTAGATGATTCCGGCCTGCTCGCGATCGCATGCCGCACCATACACCTCGGCCCCCGGCTCCGAGTCGAACATGGTCATGTAGAGGGCGATGCCAGCGAGAGTGGTCGATTTGCCTTGCTTCTTCGGGAGCTCGATGTAGCCCACGCGATGCTTTCGCGTCTCATCGTCGTTGAGTTCACCGAACAGCCCGCGCAGCACACGCTTCTGCCACGGCAGCAGCAGGAAGTTCTTGCCCGCCGTCTGGCCTTTTGAGTGCCGCAGGATTTTCTCGAAGAACTCGCAGACGCGAACGTACTTCGCCTGGCCGGCGGGTGTGAGCTCAGGCTCCGTGGACTTTGAAGAAGTCGGAGACTTCGTCTGTTGGCTTTTCTTGCGAGCCACCAAGTCTTGCCCTTGAGGATGGAGTCAGCCCGAACTCTGCCATGATCTGCACTTGCAGCGCGACCAGACTTCGATACAGCGACCCGGCCGGGTTGGGCTTCACGCCCCCGAGGTCTGTGTGCATCACAACGCCCGAGGCCCGCAGTGCCAAAAGACACGACTGACTCGCAGCATACACCTCGCACAAAACTGCCAGAGCCTCGCCGTCTGCCAGCGTGATCGTGCCGAGTTGTTGAAGCAGCGGAATCATCTCCTGCCACTTCTCGACCGCAGCCGGATCGACCATGAGCCGAGGCGGCATCGCGGGCACGCCGGCGGGCGATTCCAAGTCGGGCCGAATCTTGCGTTTGCCGGGATTGCCCATCAAACGCTCGACGGATGCGGGTCGTTTTTTCGGGCCTGTTTTTGCCATCTGTGAAAACGCGGCGGCAATCTGCGGAC